CCGGTCATAAGCGCTCCACTACCTCACGCTGCAACTGAATAGGAAACCTATCAGTGGCAGAAGAGAGGTCGTAAGAATACTTAGGACAATTAATCCTAAGTAGTTCAGAGATCGCATCACTTTGCTTAAAAGTGAAGTCCCCCTTAAGGGAATTGAGTATTTTCATACTCAACCGATGCAGCGGACCCAACGCAAGTTGGGTCCAACTATCTCCGAGAGCTATATGGCGGGTCTTCCCTCCCTTATCAGGGATCGCTACAATCTTCCCACAGCTGAGAAAAGCTGTAGGGCAGATTTTGTGTTCCATTTCTGGAACGCGCGATCCAAAGTAGTTCAGAAGCCTGTTTACGGCTAATAACTGCTCTGTGTCCTGGTTAAGGGCGCAGATGTCTAAGCCTGCAGTTTTCAAGACCGGACCATTAGGCCCTTTCTTTCAACTACAGTAAAGAGGTTCAGAGCGGTCAAACCTACCATCTCTCTCAAGAGGGTAGGAAAGGGGATCCTTCTTCGAGACTTTGGAGGTTTTACCACCAAAGATCTCGTTAAGAGTTAGATCCCAATAAGACCTCAACTCTGCCTCAAATCACTGTGCATTGAACGTGGATGGATCAACAATTGACTTGTAATCAATCTTCGGTTCAACTGTTATCTCCCTATAAAAGGAGACAATAGTACGTGCCGCCTGAACATTACGTTCAGCAAGGCGAAGCAACTTAGGGAACCTGTGAAGGTTCACCCAAATTCCTGTCATCACTTCTCGGACGATTCATTCGTCCAGTGATTTCAGGTAGGCAACTACTTGTCTATCAGACTGTTTCCCGATTGCTCGAGAAAGTTCCGAGAGAAGGGCACATATGCCTTTCCTTGGTACTCCGAGTAGAAGTAAAGCGCGGATGCAACCCAGTCGACGACTTGTCAGTGTTTCGCTGACAGTGTCTTGATCTCCAGATATGGAGAACCACAAACATGGTCTCTTATATCTGTGCTTACCTTTGCATGACAAATTCATGCAGAGTGCGCGAGATGACTTGGTCCCCGTACTTACTACTTTCTCTCCAATGCTACTGGAGCTTGATAGCTCCTTTGATAGCATGGAGGAAAGCAGGTGTGGTGCATAATTGCAACCACAATTTGCTTTCTTCATAATCGAGGTCTAAGTAGGATGG